CCATGTCTTTTGTAAATCAGCTGAAGACATAAAACGAGTAGTTTCAATCTCTCTTGTTAATTCTCTTTTTGCAGCTGACTCTGATTCAGATAATTTAATTGAATAAATAGGTTCTGTTTTTTTAGTAACTGGATTGTAACTATATGTTACTTCTCTGTTACTTCTTCTAGCTGCATTCCATCTAGCTAATTCAGCTGGATTTTTAAGATCTATTTGATCATACTGAAATGGATTTATTCCACCTCTAGGAACAACAGGATTTAAAACAGAAGATAAATATTTTTGTAATACTCCTGATTGAGCTGTTTGTTTTTCACTACTCAAAAACTTTGCAATATCTTCTTGCTGTTTTTGATAAGCTAAATTATTTTTTTCTACTTCACCAATCTGCTGTTCTGTCTTTTGTTCAGCTGTCCTAGCTGCGTTAAACACATAAAAAGCTTTGTCAGTATTTGAAGCAGTAGAAGCATCACCACCAAGTGTAAACTGAACATCTTTAATAGCAGAATATTCTTTATCATATACATCAGTATATCTAGGAACTTCTTTTGTTGCTAACTTTTGAGCACCTGTTTGTTTAAAGTAAGCAGATTCACCAATGTCTTTAAAATCCAAAAGACCTGATTGAACAGTAGCTAATGTTTTTCCAAGACTTTCTATTGAAGAAGTATAGCTATTTAAGTTAGCTTTATTTGTTGCAACCGCTGCTTCAAGTTGGGCTATTGTTCTACCCATGTCTTATCCTTTAAGATCTATGATCTCACACGCACCAGCAGTGCATGCCATTGTATGAGAGGATGTTGTTGTATCTGTCTTTTCATAGAAAGAGAGATGATTAAAATCGACAGGAACCATTACATATGAATCATATGTTTCTTTAGTGATTGCCTCAAACGGAGCCTGAGCATAGATATGATCAGACTTAGGTAGAAATGAGATACCAGAGATCTTATCAAAGTTCTCCCATACCCACTGACCTACTGGCATAAACTCACTATCGGAATAATTAACAGTAATGCTTGGCTTATGCTGGCAGTAATACTCCTGATAGGCAAGCCACAGATTAAGGTGGTCGATTGCCTGTAGTTCATCTTGGGTAAGAGAACCTGATGGAGCAGACTGAGCAAAGGTAAAGACAGCGGTTGAATCTGGATTCATTACGCAGTCTTCTACCATAACCTGTGCATCTCGCATAAGCTGATAGATAGGATCTTTCTTGTCGATACGAACTCTACGATAATAGTGCTCAGCATATCGTGGATGTAGACCACTGGCTGAATTAGCCAAGCATGAGGTAGTTCCCTCTGGCTTGATGCAAGTGATTGACTTGCTTGGGTTGATGCCCAACTGTTTAGCCCAATCAAGGTTAGTCTTGATTGCGATCTCACGGAGATTCTCAAGAACATGCTTGAGCTTTCCGTAACCATGAATGCCGGACATTAGCTTGTTATCAAAGATGCCTGTCATAGATACACCAAGTAGTCTCTCTTCTTCACAGTTCTTTGTCCATGAAGAATCTTCACGGGAAAGATAAGGGAAGTAAGTAAACATACTTTGAATTGTACCAATAATTGTAGCCATCTCAATCTTCTTAGCTAATGTCTCAGGTGTATCTGAAGCGCGGACTACAACGGTCGATAGGTTGCAGAACTGATTGGGTCTGAGAATAATCTCAGAGCAAGGATTGGTTCCATAATAAATACTTTCATCACGACCAGCCTTGACTGCAATAGCCCTCATCGCATCACGGTTGCAGATACCGCGCTCTCCACTGTGAGAATTGTACAGATCAGTCCACTCCTCTAGGAATTGTCCCATTGAAGGGCGACCATTGTACACAGCGGAATTATTGGCTAGGGCGCGGTGACCTGATGATTCCCACCAAGCACCACTCTTACATGTTGCCATCTCACGATCCGCGAGATCACTGAGAGAGATCATTGCTGAGCGGCGAACGCCACCAACGATGACTGACTGAGCAATCTTGCAGCAAATGTCGTGACACTCAAGCGGAGTGAGTCTTCGTCCCTGAGCCTTATAAAATGTCTGGACAATAAAGCGGAATACTTCCTCAAGCGGGGCAGGACCACTTGCGCGTCCTCCGAAAGTCTTGAGTTTTTCTCCAGCCTTGCGTACCTTACTAGTGTCCCACTTTAAGTGAACACCTTTGTATAGATTGTCGATTAGTTGATGGAGCGAATCACACCAGCCTTCACGACTATCTTCTACGAACATAACATTATCAAACATCTTATGGATGGTTGGAATAGTTGGCATCTTGTCTGTGCATCTACGCTCAACAGTATAGCCAACACCAGTACCACACATAAGAATGTACATTAGATTAGAGAAAGACTTTGCTGAGTCAATCTCTAAATATGAGCAGTTGTATAATGCGGTATGATCGCGGTCCAAAGCTGGCCCTGCGGTCATAAGCCCACGCATTGAGGGTAGAACCTCAAGATTTAGAATTGCATCACGAACATCTGGTCGTGAAGCTAGGGCTGGAACCTTGGTTGTAAAGTAATTCCACCAACGATCCACGGTTTCATCCCAAGTTTCACGGCGAGATTCAGAATCCATCCATCGGCTATAGCGAGAGATGGCAATAAAGTTTTGAAATGTATCCATGTCTATCCTTCCTTAGTTAGTTATAAACCTGTACTTCCAAAACCACCAGTTCCCCGCGCAGTCTCTGGAAGTTTATCGACAGAGATGAATGGGAATTGAGTAACAGGTAGGAAGACAATCTGAGCAATACGATCACCAGTATTTAGTGTGACAACATCATAAGAGTTGTTTACCAAAGATACCATGATCTCACCACGATAATCACAATCAATAACACCCACAGAATTCTTGAGTGTAATGCCCTTTGTAGCCAGACCAGAGCGTGGGAATATAAGACCCACGAATCCCTCTGGAATAGCAAGGGATACTCCAGTAGCAACCATCTGATTACTACCGGGATGCAGTACAATATCTAAAGCACACTTAAGATCTGCACCAGCAGCACCCTTGGTCTTATACTCAGGATGACACTTAGGTTCATGGAGAACCATAGGGATACCCTCTGCTCTATAGGTATAAGTAGAAGTATTGTAGTTATTGTTATTAGCAAAGGTAGCTGAGTTTGTATCAAAGCAAGTAACTTTAGTATCCATTAGTATCTCCTAAGGTTTGTTCTTCAGTAGCCCCAACTATTGGGCAGTATAGTTTTACTTGTTTGGTAGCCTTATCGTACTCACCATCCCGTAGGATGCGGACAGATCGGGCCATAGCCAAACAGTAATCATAATCATATTTACCGCCATCTGCGGTCTTAGCTTGGTCATAAGCTGCCAGTACAGCAGCCGACCAGTTCCGGGGGTGGACATACTTAAGCCACTTCTCAGCCTTAGCTGGCCCCCACTTCCAGATACCGGGGATATTATCGGTCGTATCCCCGGTAATCCACTGCTTGTGGAAGTTATAGTCAGCAGTGTAATCATCTACTATATCTGGTGTATGTTCCTTGTCAGGATTCCAGTGCCACCCCGGTACAGACTTGAGATCTTTATCAATGGTAACAGCTATCCCCTTACCAGAAGAAGCCATAAGTCCCATAATATCATCAGCCTCTAGCCTTGGTACTGTCAGAATGTCATGCTCTTTGATAAGCTCAAGAGCGTAGTCCATGCAATCTGGGATCTGCTTACGAGTATCACGGTGAGCCTTATAGGGTTCCCAGAAGTCCCGTCTGTAGTTATCCTTGCGGTTACAAGACATGGCAATGTAGACCTTCTTCATTCCCATTGGTGTCCAAGCCTTAACATCATGGGATAGCCGTTCTTCTAGATACTCAACACCTTCTTGATCAGCCCAGAAAGCAGCACGATAACACAAGATATCTCCATCTAGAACAGCAACATCAGGTCTTTCCATTATCTTTTTCCTCATCTAGTAGTTTAAGAATGTCTTGAATAATTTGCTCTTCATCAGGAGAGCGATCCTCACGGCATGACATACACAGTTCACAGTTACAAAGATCACCAAGCAATCCTTCAGTTAGAATGTGAAACCATTCTTCAAACCTTTGAGTTGCTTTTTCTTTGTACTTCTTTTCTGTACCGTCATTACGAAGTAGGTAATTAAAGACATCAGAATAATTCTTGTCTTCATTTTCTAATGAGTTAGCCATTGCTTCTGACTCATGCTTTCTCCACTCAGCAGTATCTTCGGGCAACACACGATTACCATGTGATACAAAGACAGTCAATGCTCGTAGTTCACGGGCAGCAGCAACCTCATTCATGTAGCGACAGTCATCTACAATGACAACCTTTTCATGCCATGTTTCTGGGTCTTGGTCTAATGCTTTCTTTTCTTGTTCGTATAAGAACTTAATCTTTTCTTTAAACTTCTTTACCCAGAAGTCGGAGTCAATAGTTCTCATGTCTGAACCAAGAGTCTGGCAAAATGCACGATACTCTTCTGGGTTCTTATCTTTTGAGAAGCCTCTTGTTTCTGCTTCTTCCTTTAAAGCCTGAGCAAAAGGAAGTAAGATAGGAGAGTAACCTTCATTATAAGCGTACTCACTCAGCCATTTGGCTAGTGTTGTTTTGCCCACGCGGGCCTTTCCACCGATCATTATTATTAGCATGTAAGCTCTCCCATAGTTCCTTTGGACTGAAGAGGTCAGGGATATCCCAACCTTTAAACTTTAAATAGTCACAGATAAATGTAACACAACTAGCTGGTTTCTTCATACCAAAGAAACGACCAACTGCACAATAAAAAATCATCTTAACTGCGTTAATCTTTGGATAGCTTTGAAAGAATGTAAAGTCAGCAGAAGATAACTCAAGATCACCAATGTCATACTCATAGTACTTTTCTGCTTTCAGTTTAGATAAAGTTTTTACCTTTGTAATTTCAGCAGCCTTACCATCAATGACAATAACAGCTATTGGTGGTTCGGTACTAAACTCAAGATGAGCATGAGTATGCTTAGCATTAGTAAGTATCCGAATAAAGGCATAACGCCACGCTTGTATTGGCTTGAATTTATAGAAACAAATTTTAACATTAACTCTCATAAAAGATTGGCATCCCTAAATATGTTGCGAGTGAATGCTCAACTCTTGCTCCCTCAGAGTGTTCCCACCCATGTAGCATTACTAGTGCATCGCACACTAGGATAGCATTAAGATCCCGTTCCATGCAGCTACGAAGGTGTTCCTTGGAATCCTCCGCAATCTGTGGATCAAACCCCTCATCCTCATCCATACGAGCTGGATTAAAGATCCGGCCAATCATGGGATTTGAGGACCACTTCTTCTCTGCCTTGTAGAAGGCGTCAAAGTTATGGTTCTCATACCCACGCATTGGACCAGCAATATAAATATTCATACTGTTCATATACAATCCTCAGTGGGTCTCGGCCCACGATTTGCCAACACGATACTCAGCATCAATGCGGATGTTCATCTTAAGAATCTCACCCGCAGTTGTTGCTGCCTTGGTCACTGCCTTGCCAAACTCATCGGCAATACTAGCAGGACAAGAGTATTGTAACTCGTCATGGATATAAGCAAGCTGCTTAGCACCCATAGACTTGACTGCCTTGTTAGCCTCAACCATCCAATACTTACTGACGATTGCACCAGAACCTTGGAGTAGGGTATTGAGCGCAGCATGTTCGCTACGCACAGGAACCTTACGACCATCTGGTAGGATAACCCCACCACGCTTGGCAGTCTCAAACTTAACCGCATCTTGCACCTTTGCAAGAGCGGGGATCTCCTGCTGGAATCGCTCCCGTAAGTTACGCGCAGCATTGACGCTGCAGTTACATACAAGAGCAATCTTCTTATCACCCGCACCGTAGAGATAAGCATAGATGAATGACTTGGCAAGGGATCTTGACTCAAGACCCGCTGCTTTCTGGTTGTGTGTATGAATGTCACCAGTAAGCAGCACCTTAGCATACTCACCGTTGTCATACTTAGCCATGAAGTGAGCAAGCATACGCAACTCAAGACCTGACAAGTCAGCACCAACTAAAGACTCACCAGCATTTGCAACCCATAGTTCTCTTGCACGGTGGTCGCCACTTACCTGAGCAATGTTAGGTTGGCTGTGTGTGCAACGACCTGTAGCAGCACCTTGTGCATTGATGCCACCGTGGATACGATGATCTCTGCTAGATGTTACACGGGTGTTCCAGTCTTCAACCATACCCATAAGCTTGACTGTGTTAAAGTACTCAGTCAACTTCTTTGCTTCGGGATAGTCAAGAGTAGCAAGCACTGCTTCATCTACCTTGGGATTTCCCTTGTCAGTTAGTGGTGGTTCCCATCCATACTTCTCATTTAAGCGGGATGCAATTTGCTGTCGGCTACCGGGATTAAAGATCTCAATCTTATCCTTCAGTCTTTTACCTGTCTTTTCTGAATGACGAATGATGATCTTGTTAGGAAAGATCTCACGCATTTCATCTTCAATACCAAGCTTCTCAAGCATAAGCTTTTGATACAGCTTGTCTCCTGCATCACTGTCATAATTAAATCCATGCTCTACTTGCTCCATTAGAACTTCAGATACACTGCTCTCAAAGCGAACTAGTTCTTTGTTCTTTGTAATGAATTGTTTCTGGGCTTGATAGATAGCCATGCCTAGTCTGACATCTTGTAAGCAGTAAGTACCCATCTCATCTGAGTACTGGCTCCATCCACCCTTGTAATCTATCTTGGGATACTTAAGATACTTACCCCAAGATTCCA